TTGATACCTCGTTCGGGGCAGCCTTGCCAACTGTCCAAGGCGGCGGCTTCTATCTTGCGGTATCTTCGGCGGAACCTGGAAGCTTCGAGCAAATCGTCCAGCCCAACGAGGACAAAGCGCCGACGAAAATCCAAGGCTTCACGTACCGAGTAAGCCAGGGCAGCACGCCGGTATTGCGCATCCATTACAGCGCCCATCCTGAGCGCCGTCCCGGCACGGTTGCCGGCGAGGCATGGAAAGAAGACACGGCTATGCGCTACCCGGGCGGGGTAAAATCTCCCAAGTGGAAAAAAGAGCAGGAGATAGACTATGGCGCGTTCAGCGGCGCGAAGCTCATACCGGACTGGGAAATCTGGCAGTATAACGGCAAGATCGTTATCCCGAGCTTTCACGCTACGGGCTATCGTATCTACGGCAGTTACGATCACGGTTGGCGCAATCCTGCTTGCTATCTTGTTCACGGTTGCGATGGCGACGGAAATCTCGTTACTCTTTGGGAATTTCACGCTTCGTATGTGCCGGCGCATAAAATCGCCGAGATCATCAAGGGTAAAAGCGTCTGGCTAGACGACGGCAGGCACTTCGAGGGCAACCCTTATGCGGGCGAGGAAATCAGAAAGCGGGCCGACCCGTCCATGTGGGCAGAGGATGTGCCACAAAATGACGGCCCCAATAAGTCTACAGTTGACATTTTCCGAAAATGCAAAGTATTCTTTGATGAGGGCGAACGCGGAGGCGATACTACGGTTGCCGAGTGGCTTATCGGCCACTTCTGGAAACAGCCCGAACAGCCCCTCTACCGTATCACCAACAACTGCCGAAAGCTCATCTGGGAAATCGGCCAGCAAAGGTTCAAGCAGGTATCGGAAAAAGTAGCCATTAACAGGGACCAGCCGGAGCAGCTAGTGGACAAGGACAATCACGCCTGGGACGCATTGAAAATGTTTCTCAAGGACTTTCCACCGGCACTGGCGAAGGCCAAGAAGCAGGCGCCGCCGGCATCGCTTGAATGGTGGAAAAAGCAGATGCAGAGGCAGGCAAGAGGGCTATCTGTTGGAAGCTATCGAATACCCGTCGCCCATAGCTAAGTGTTGCGGCAAGGAGCAGCGTTGGGGGCTGTCCGATGACGGCGGCAGTATTTTTTGCCAGCATTGCGGCGCTCCTTATAGGCTCACTCACAGGGGCCACGTCGGCGGGCCTACGCCGGATAACTGCCCTGTCTGCCAGTTATGGCTAAAGGATAAATTCCGTGGACGAAAATAACAGCCAAACACCTGAAACCGCCAACGCCGAGAAGGCCAAGCGGCTTAAACTCTGGAAGGATCGCATATCGCGCGCTAAGAAGCTGCGCGAGGACTGGGAAAACGAGTACAAGGTTAAGGAATTGGAGAATTTCTACCTTGGCAAACAATCCGAGCACGGCGAGAAGGTGTTTAACCACTTTTTAGCCACGCTAAAAGCCGAGTTGCCAGAGCTGTACTTTACCAACCCGACGTTTCTGGTACGCCCAAAGCCTGGAAAACAGAGTCCGGCACAGGAAACTCAGGTATCGCGCGCCGAGGGCGTCCTGCAAAGCATAGCCAGCCACGACGACAACCTGGAAATGTCCGGCGAGTTAGCCACGACTCAGCTCTATTTCAGAATAGGCGTGTTGAAAAGCGTTTACGACCCCGCGCTGGAGCCTAACCCGCGCGCCGGGATGCCGATTTTTCAGCATCTAGCCGATGGCTCGCCCGTGCTCGACGATCAGAATCAGGAGCCTGTGCCGCTTATGGACCCCATGACGGGCGGGCCGCTAGTTGAGCCTGACTTCGTTGTGTCCGATGAGGTTTATCGCTGGGAGTGGGTGGATGCCAAGAAGATGCTGCTGCCCGACGAAGGCCCGGACCAGCGCAAATGGACGTGGTTGGGCGAGGAGATCACCGTTCCGCTTGAGGAAGCAAAGAATGACGAAAGATTCCCGCCCGACTTGAGGGAAAAATTCAAGTCCAATGTCAGCCGCGACCCCAGCCGCGACAAAGAGAAGTCCGTTACCGATCCAGAGGATGACGCGCTGTTCAGATACTGCGAGTGCTACGAGATAAAGCGCAAGCGGTGGTATATCTACGCCGAGGGACAAGAATTTGAGGAGTTTCTTATCGACGACATGCTCCCCGACGGCATCGAGGACCATCCCTATTCGATACTAGCCGGGTTTAACCCCATTATCGGGCCAAACCCCTCGCCTTGGCCGCTGCCGGAGGTGTCTAGCTGGCGCCCGATACAGC